CTACGAAGCGGCTCAAGCTCACCAGCAATGCCGGACTGTAACTTCTGCATTGCGTCCTCGAACGAAATGTTAAAGAACGAAGAAATGTCGTAGCCGAGCTGTGTGAGGTTCTTGGACATGAGGTACGCTTTATCGCTCGCCACGCCGAAACCGCTAATGATGGTGTTGAACACACCTTGATTTCGCATGAACTCGCCCGGGTCGATACCGAGAGCTTCGCTGACTGCTTCTGCGTAGTTCTGTGCTTCCTCTGCGTATTTACCCATAGAAGCGGTAAACAGGTTCAAATCCTCAATGTACTGGTTGGACTGTGTTATCCACGAAGCGATTACTCTCGCACCAGTACGCACAACACCCATAGCCATTTTGATTTTGGCATACAGATTCATGTAACTATTTGCCGCCTTATTGTTCTCTTGCGAGATTCTGTTCGTGACGGTAATAGCTCTCTGAATGTTCGTAGGAAGACGATTGAACGCCGCAGTTACAGCATTGAGCTGATTTGTCAGCGGAGCAAGAGCCGTAGACAACTGCTGAATCTGACTGGTGAACTTAGTCATATCCATGTTGTCGAGGGTGTCTGCCAGCTTCGGTAACTTATTGAGCGCATTGATAGTGGACTTTAGCCCGGAAGCGTTCAGATTGTTCAACGGTTGAAGTGCTATACCCAGCTTCTCCATAGCACTGAAATCTACACCAGTGAGGGAAGCGGCGGCACTGCCGATATTTTGAAGCTGATTTCCGATGGAAGACGAAATCTTGAGACTGCCGAGACCTTTCAGTTTTTCCAAACTGGAAGCGAGCTTGTCAATCTTGTCTGCCCCGGAACTATCCATGCTTTTAAGGGCGGTATCGAGATTGCGTACTTGATTTGCAACGCTTGTTAATCCGACACCGCCCCTAACTGCATTTTTGAGTTTGGACAAAGAAGCGGAAAGAGCGTCTATACCAGCGACAGCCGAGGTGGAACTCGACTGAACTTCCAATTCGAGTTGTTCGATTGTAGTAGGCATAAAACTCACTTCCTTTCTTGTAACTGCTTATTTGCCTGTACCATATACGCTTGCATATAGCGCAGACCCTTTTCAGACTTAGCCTTTTCCTTCTTGAGTTCTGCTTCCTTCACCGTCTTTTTATTGATGGGATATGCTTCCTCGACATAAGGTTGGGCTTTCGTTCCCTTTTTGGCGAAAGCACGAAGAATCGGAGACAGACGAGAAATAGCGTCATAGATGTACATACCCTGTAACCACATTTCTTGATTGACCCTCTCTTTGCGAAGCTCCTCCGCTTTGCGGTAGGACTTCACGAGAGTGGAATCTCTATCCCAGTATTGTTCTTCCGTCATGCCTATTGATAAGTAATAGGGGAACTTTGCGAGAAAAATCTCCGAATAAGAAGGGGGAGCAGAGCGATTCTCACGCTCGCTCCCCTTGTTAGCGGATTCATCTGTCAACAGCGAATCACTTACCAACTCGCTGTCCAGCTTACGTTTCCCTCAGATTCCTCGGGTTCTTCGACCAGTGCCATAATCGGCTCGTTGTACATTTCTGCCAGCTTACCGATAAGCTCCTCCTTATTCGTCATGTGGGAGAAGATTTCGTTGATAACTTCCTTCTTCTCGAAACGATGATGTGCGAGGAACGCACCTTCAAACAGTGCCGGGAGAGTAGACATAGGCTTGTTCTCGACCTCTGCCGCAACGAAGCCCTTCTTCTCCATTTCCGTAACCGTTCTGCGAGTGAACTCAAGGACATATTCTTTATCCTTGAAAGTGAATTTCAACTGCTTTGCCATGATGATTTATCCTCCTTATTTTTCCTTACTCTGCGTCCATGCTGATAACAGTAGACGGAGCGATAGTGATAGTCATTTCAACAACCTCATTCGTGCCGCCGCCGTTAGCATAAACAGACAGAGAGCCTTTGAACTTGAACTTACCGCTGTCACCAGTAGGAGTGACGGTATCGCCAGCTTCCGTACCACCGAACCAAACGGCGAACTCCTTCTCTGTACCTTCCATTGCTTTCAGCTTCTTGTACTCCTCGAGAGTGTAGTTCGCAGTGAACTCAAGAGAATCGAGGGACTGAATACCCGGAATGTAAGTCTGCATTTTGTCAGACAGAGTGGTAGTTTCCAGCATTTCCGGCGCACCGCCGAGGTCGGGAAACTCCTTAATGTCAATCAGCTTCTCCCATGCGGTAGTGTTCTTCTGCATGAGAAAAATCTTGTAAGTGCTAATAGCCATGTTTGTTTACCTCCTATAAATAGTTTTGTTTTTAGAAACGATAGCCCTGTATCGAGCCACCATTCTGTAAACCGTTGCGTCTTCCTCGTTAGGAACAGGGTTCATAAGGGTTCGTGTGAAACCGAGTGCTTCCATCTTGGAATCAATGAGAGCGATGATTGCTTTACATTCAGTTTTCTTGCCGCTCGTTTTGTTAGAGTAGACATTCACCTCGTAAAGCACCTGTGCGTGGTTTTCGATACACCCGGAATCTCGAGTGTTTCGATAAACTTGATTGTCTGTCTCAATGAGAGAGACACAAGGGAAGGAAGGTGGAGACTTGACATATTCGCCAGTCATATAGATTTTCGGGTATTTCTTTCGCACCTCTGCGGACACGATACTGAATACCTCTGTCTCAATGTCAATCACCCGAACACCTCCTTTGCGATAGACTGAATATCATTGCAAACGGTGGTGATTGCAAGAGCCATCGGCATACGAGCCGGAGTACCACGAGACAGCTTCAATTCGCCATTTTCGTAGAATCCCCAAACTTCTTTCTTGCCGTTACCCTTACCGAATCCACCGATTGTCATTCCCAGTTCCGCACCGTGAGGGTGAGGGGACGAACCGGGAGAGCCATTATGATAGACACCAGCACCAAACTCAACCCACACAGCGTCTTCACCACTTGCGACAACGACAGTAACCGACCCTCGATTGTCAACCGACACATCGACTTGTGCGTATCGTGGAGAAGTTTGCCCTCCTTTGAGAATAAGCTCGTCAACGATTGCACCGCTGAATCCGCTTTTCGCTTCATCAGCCAGCCGCTCGGCTACTTTCTCTCGGAGGAGTTCTGTTTTTCTAAGGATTTCTTGTTTGTAATCAGCCAGCTCTTTCATAGCTCGGTTGATTTCACTCGTTGACAATCCGAATGAGATAACTTTTCTACCCACTGACAGTCACCTTGCTTATCGCAACCGATACGCTGTTCAAGCTCTTGGCTACCTTCTTGACGATATAATCGTGAGGAGTAATGACCTCACCATCATCGTTCGTAACCAAAGCCCCGGTTTCATCAACCTGTGGCGTTTTATCGACCCATAGCACTGTGTACTCGTCGATAGGGGGAGCGTCCGTCCCCATGACAATTACCTTGTCATAGCTCTCGCTTTCTCCAAACTGTCGGGTGCTTGTTTCACCCTTGGCGGCAGAGATATTAGCGGAGAACTCTACCGGGTTGTCTCGAATGATTTCATATTCCCCTGTAACATTTCCGTATTCGTCCGTCTTAGGGACTTTCTCTTTGTACAGAGCGTAGAAGAATTTGCTCTTGTTTCGTTCCATCATTCTCATTTAATCACCCCCACATGAGGAGTAACCACCTTGAGCATTGAGGAAGGAATATCAGCATTTTCATAGCTTCGGGAGATACCGTTCTCGGAATGAGAGGTTTGACCCTCCGCACCACGCTTGTTCAGCATATAAGCGGCAATCTCGCATTGGAGAGTGTCATACTGTGCCGGAACTTCCGTTACGCTGGAATCATACGGATATGCTCGATTGATGATTTTACGACCAGCCAGTTTGAGATAGGTGGACAGCACTTCGTCACTGTCCGAACCACCGACCATCGCTTTGAGAGCAATCAGCTTTTCTTCCTCGGTCATGTTGTCCACCTCCTTTACTTAGGCAATCTCGTAGAAACCTTCGGTCTTCGGGTTGGTCTTAGGCTTACCAACGATGTAGCCGTTGTCGGTCTTAGCGTAGTAAACCTTGCCCTCGGAAACCGTAGTGTCCGCAGTGGCAGTAGCAGTACCCTTGAGAATCTTGACTGCCTTGGTAGCGTCAGTCAGAGCCGCAAGGTAATACTTACGAGACCAAATAGTGTTCTGACGAATATCGCCGTTACGGTCAGTCTCAACCTCGACACCCTTCTTATTGAAGATGGTAACTGCCTGTCGAGTAGCAACCACGATAGTACCTTTCGTAGCGTCCTTCTTGGTGTAGATGTTCACGCCGCCAACAGTACCGATGTAGCCAGCACGAGCGAACGCTTCCACATACTTGAGGTCTTCTGCGAGATTCTTACGAAGCTCGGCAGTATCGCCCGGGTGTACGAAAGCGAAAGTCTGCGGAGCAACCTTCTCCGGCTGATTGTCAGTGCTTTCGATGTTCAGATTGGCAACAGCGTCCACAAATGCGGCGAAGTCAATCTTCGCAGTAGGAACGACCATCGTAGCCTTCTTGAACTCGCCGTACACATCGCCGTTTACGGTATTGAACATATCAGTACCCATGTGACGAGTGCCGACAGGAACGAGCATAGGGTCAGTCATTTCCTGTTCGTCATAATACTGGAACTTGTTCTGTGCGAGCTGAATCTCGTACTCCTCCGGGGTGAAAGAAACCTCAATGCTCTTTGTGTTACCTTCGCCCATTTTCAGCTTCTCCGTACCAGCGGTAGCCTTGTAGACGTTAATCTTGCGCTTCATACCAGCAGTACCCACGAGAGAGTTATCAACAGTACAGAACTGCTGTAAATCGAGGTGGGAATTGAACTGGTCTTCTACCTCGTTGGAGAGATAGAAATTGTCATAAATCTTATGAGCCATTACTCATTACCTCCTGTATCGTTATTGGTGTAGAGGGCTTTGTAGTCCTCGGGATTCTTCACAGAATAGTCATAACGCTCCTGTGGAGACATTTTGCGGAGCTTCTCAAGGGTCATTGTCTTGGAATCTCCGTCCGGGGTCGGTTTCGGTGTATCTTTAAGGGCTTCCGCACGAACCTTCTTCTCGACATTCTCAAGATGTTTCTTCTGATTGGCGAAGACCTTCTCGGTATCACCATCAGCCATTGCTTCTGCGGTAGCGTCAGCCAGCTTCTCCTCGTAACCCATGCCGAGCAACTTTGCCTTGAACTTGGAAACTTCGCTTTCACGGAGCAGTTTGTCGTACTTGGACTGTAACTCCTCACGTTCCTCCTGTTCCTTCTGCTTTTTCTGCTCGTCCTCGGTGAGCTTTTCATTCAGCTCCTTCTTCTTAGCCGCAAGCTCGGAAGCTGTCTTATCGAAAATATCCTTCTTTACATATCCGCTGTAATCGGGGTCTTCTGTCTCGAACGCTTCAAGAGCGGCAATTTTCTGTTCCGGGGTCATGTCGGCATAGCCGTCAATCTTGCTAATGTCAATCTTTGCCATGTTGAAATCCTCCTGTCTTTTAATGTCTTCTGTGACAATGTTTGCGGTTTAAGTCTTCTCTGACTATTGCGATTTAAGGCTTCTCTGCCTATATTCACAGCGGCTTACCGCTTAAATATCGTTATTGTCCGGGTCATTATCATCGTCCCCGGAATCATCGGGAGCGGTCTTCTTAGCCAGTTCAGCGGCTTTCTCCTGTTGCTCCTCGTAATACTTCATGCTCATGGTGTAAGCAGATTCAGCGTCAGAGAACATTCCGCTATGCTGGAACGCCAACTGTGGGTGAATCTTAGGCTCTTGAAGCATGGAGATAAGGACTTGAGACTTACTCTGAATGGCTTCGTAGTTACGGCGAGTGAACTTCATATCAATGTCACTCAATTTGAGCGTGAGACCACCGAGGTCTCGACAGATACGAAGAACCAGCTTGAGCATTTTCTTTT